TGCTTCTGCACCTGCGTGGTCCATATATTTTTCTTTAATCTCTTGTTGTTTCTTTTCTTTAGCAATTCGTCTTAAAAAGGCGTAATAAGTAATTTGTGTAAAATAAGCAAATGCATTTGGTAAACCTGTACGAGTTGCTTTCTTTACATCATAATTCATAATTGCTTTAATACAATTCTCTACAGCGTCCATTACCATTTCTTCACGATATGTATAACCTACAAAATTTGGTTTATGCGAAAGGCCTTCGGCTATTTTTAAAAAGCATGTTCCTATGTATTCTGTGATAATAGGTTCATCTTCCATTTTTTCTCTTGCTTCATTAACTGAAGTTACGTAATCTACTACGGCAGTTGAAAACTCTTTATTATTTACGTAATGAGGTTTTTCCCTTGCCTTCTTTCTAGTTTTCTTTTCCATAATTAAGTATCTATTATATAATATGTTTCATTTCACGTACACTAAAAATTAAACTTTTTTCATTTTTTTATCATTTTGTGGTGTACAACTATTTAAACTGTTGGTATAATAATTAAGTACAAACAAAGAATAGTTAGTCTTCTCTATTGTTCTTATGTTTCTTTCTCCATTCTAAATGGTAGTCTAATGGTGATTTGTATCCTTCATCTTCTTGGAATTCGTCACCACTATCTAAAAAACCATTATCAATTTTCCAACTTTCAGTTTCATCTGTTAAATCTTGATTATCAACTGGAGGATTAAACATCTGTTCCATTATCTGATTAAATTCGTCACTTGTAAGAACTCCTTTAACTTTATCTAATAAGAAATATCGATGATAATACATTTTCAATTTGAATGGAGTCTCAGACCTACTTATAATTTTATCACCAGCTAACGTAATAAGCTCATCCTCATCGGTTTCAATCCACGGTTTTAAGTAAGCTTTTCCTGTAGCTGTTCGCATCTCAAACTCTAATGCGTTAACTAAATAAATTACATTATTCATTTCATCATGCTCAAATTCTTCAGCGATGACATAACTACCATCTACAAGACGATAGCTAATTAAATTACAACTACTAATATACTGTTTTAGTTCTTCTGAAGGTTTATAATCATCGTCTTTCATCATAGTGGCACCTCATGTATTTTATGGTTAAATTTCTCACGAGCATATATTTTTACACGCTCTATCGCATGATTTAAAGTATAGTTCTTACGTTTTTTCCAAGATAAATCATCTGCTAAATCGTAAATCGTCGTGCCTCGTCCATCTTCAGTCTTTCTCAATCCACGTCCAATAGACTGTAGAACTCTTATTTGTGACTTTGTAGGTGATGCAAACATTATATTGTGTAAGTTAATTATATTTATACCTGTCGAAAACGTACCTACACTTGCTACAATAATTGCGTTCTTTTCTTTTTCTGTAATTTCACGTATTTTTTCTCGTTCTTCAGCGTTTACCGCGCCCGACACAAAGAAAACTTTTCGTCCGGTACCTTTACATTTTTCGACAAACATATCATATAATGGTTTACCATGTTTCTGTACAAGATTATATAATACTAATGAATTACCTTTCTGATCGCACGTTAAATTTACAATAAATCTATTACGCTTTATATCACTTACAATAAAATCTATTTCTTCCTGATATTTCATACTTTTCACAACTTTCTTTTTTGTATCAGGATATTTTAATACTAAACATTGCACTGTAAGTTGTGCTAACGTGTCTGAATCAATTAATTCTTTAGTTGACGTTACTTTATAAACCGGACCAAAGTTACCTTCCAGTGTTAACTGATTTACAACTGCGCCATCTAATGTACCAGTCGTACCTATACGCATATAAGCTTCAGTCAATCGATTCATAATTGTGGTCAATGATTTAGCTTTAAATGTATGCGCTTCATCACCAATTACAAATCCATATTGTTTAAACCAATTCTGTGGTAACCTTATCGCACTTTGCCATGTGGTAATAACAACCGATTGTTCAAATTGTAACTTTTCTTTTCCGGAATAAATTCTATGCACATCTTCTTCTACATCAAACGTATCATCACAACTTGAGTAATCTGCAAAGTCTTTATACATTTGTTCAACTAACGATGTTGTAGGAACAACAACTAATGCTCTAAAATCGACATCATTTTCAAGAAAATATCTTAACAGCATATAAATGATTAACGATTTACCAGAACCTGTAGGTGATATTAAAATACATCTACTATTTTGTGCTGCATGTATAAAAGCATCTAACTGATAATCTCTTGGATTAATTTTTTCACCTTTAATTGTAATAGATAAATCATCAATAAATTCTTTTAGTTCATCTTTTTCTTCAATTGCATTTTTTAATGAACTATCAACGTTTAACTCATATCCTCGTTCGTAACAAAATTCAGCAACTCTTTTTAATAATCCATAGGGAATTGTTTGTGAACGTGAATCGTATAAACGTATCTTTCCATCCCACATCTTATTACGATATGCAGGCATAAATTTATAACCATCAGCGTAAAAAGTAAAATACTCACTTAGTTCCATTAAGATGCCACTATCTTCGCATCTCAATAAAACTTTAGATTCGTCTTTCTTATAGGCGGTTATCATTACATTCCAGAAGTAAACTTCTTAAAGTCTAAAATATTTTTCACGTGTGTATGCCGCCAACGAATGTTACCCATTATTTCTTCAAGGGTTTCAATAATTGTTTTTTGATAATCGATTTGTGCTTTTATTTTCACAAGATCTTCATCAGTATCGTAATACATTTCCATGTCACTTTTCAATGGTTTAGTCATACCATCAAATGGATCGTATTTCCATTTGCGGTTATCCATATCTTGTTGCGACATCTTTCCATTATAATAAAGCCACTTATCTTTTTTCATAGAATCTAATTCCATTTCTTTCTTCTTTAATTGAAGCTTAGCCATAGAATATAGTTCAAGATATTTGGCGTGTAGTTTAGAAGACTTTATAGTTTCTTCGTCAAGGCATACGTCATCAATAACAACGTCCTTTTTCCACATAATCAAAATTTCATCAAGTGTCATAATATAATTATTTATTCTTATTTAATAATAGTAAATTCGTCGTATCTAAATGTTACATCTGCTTGCAAATATTCAACATCTGTCAATTGAGCATTAAACTCTACACCACTTAATGATGTAGGAAAAGCGTTTTTAAATTGAAATTGTTTATTTACTTTGTTGTGTGCTGACATCACTGATAATATAATATCACTCCTTTGGACTTTATTTGTGTTATCTTCCATCCAATCATATATTTCAGTGTAGTTCTTCATGTCTTCATCAATAACAAAACGTAAATTCAATGCGCCAAATTCTCTTGTTTCACCAGGATTATAAGCGATGCCACCTCTAAATTGCATTGGTACTTCAGATGATGAAATGTCAGGAATGCCAAAACTTGTGATGAAGTATTCTGTGTTAGCATACTTCTCTCTATTAATTGTAATCTTAAATCCTATAGGAGAAAGAAAGTTTACATTCGTCGTTAATTTATTTTCTGCCATATTACTATTTATAACGAAAAAAGGAGGCCCCGAAGGACCTCCTTTAGAAATTTAACAATTCCTCCTACTATTAGGATTCGTTGTCGTTGTTCAATGAAAGAACATTGAAAGTTCTGTAATAAACGTTAGTTTTGTTTAATCCAGGTGAGTTGAACACATCGTTAAGTGGGTTCTGTACAAGACCATAACGTGTCTTGAATGCAATCTTCGGCTGGAATGTATCTTCACCAACTGCACGTACCATTGTTAATGGAACGTATGGGCAATAGAATAATCCTGCGTCATAAGAGCTTGTACCCTTGTATCCAACAGTAGCATAATCGCTGCCAGCATAAGGGTCAACATACACTTTGATACGTCCGTTAAGAGTACCTGCGAATGTGTTACCTAGAGCATCAACGTTAAGCTCACCTTCTCCACCGAACTGGATTTTACCAGCAGCTGCTAATGCTGATGCAACGTTTGAAGAACAGATAACAAAGTTACCTTTACCTCTACGTGTGTCAGTAGCAATTGCGTTAGCTGCTTGTTCAATGTGGAAAACAAGTGACTGGAATTTTTCTTGTAACCAACGGCCATCAGCGTCAGATGCTAAGCTGAATTTACCATTAGTAGCTGCTCCACCTTGGAACAATTTACCTGTTGTTACGATTTCACGGATAACTTCACGGTTGATTTCAGCAAGAATTTCACCAGAAAGGATATTAGCCAATTCTGATTCTGCGTCTAATCCGTGTACTGCTTTAAGATCTTGAGCAAGCTCCATTGAGTATTCTGCTTTTAACTGACGTGTTTTAGCAGTAACTGTAGCTTTTTCAATAGTGAAACCCATTTCACCAAGTGTAGTGTCAGTTTCAGCAGTGTTTGTATCTGCACCAGTACCTGTTGAACCTGAAGCTTCATCGAAGTGACCAGGTGAATCAAGTAGTTGACCGGCATGTGTACCTGCACCAGAGAAGTCAGTATCAGGCTCATTTTTGTATGCTTCTACGTCAGCAGTTGTAACTGCACCGTTAGCATAACGTGGTTTCATCGCGAAGATAAGACCAGTAGGACCTGACATTGGCTGTACACCAGCAACATCATAAGCAATGAGGTTAGGCATTGCACGACGTACAAGAGAAATTAACACTGGATCTGGAGTCGTAATAGACTGTGTATTAGTGTTTGCATCCTCATGTAAAGAAAATTGTGAGTGAGCGGCTTCTTGTCGAAGAGCAACTTCGGTGTTTTCAAGTAGCTTAGCAGTCACAGCCTTCTTGTAGCTATCTTTGATAGCTGGAGCATCAGCGTGTTCTAACACTGGTGCCCACTTTTGGAGTTCTTTTTCTGCGTTTAACATAATAGTTTTTCCTTTCTATATAGTTGTTGAATTTAGATGATAGGGTTAATTACTTAAATAGTGAAAGTGTGGCTACATATTTAGCCATGTCTGCAGGCAATTTAGTTTCCCCTGCACCTTCAACGATTGTTTCTACTTCTGTTGAATCAACTGATTCGGTTAATTCTTCTTCTTTAGTTTCTGACTCATTAAAGAATGATTCTTTAATAGTTTCGACTTTGGCTGCAAATGATTCTGCATCTACGTACTCAACTTCTTCAACAAGTGAAGCAAGTTTTTCTTTTTGTGTAGTTGTTAAATCAGTAGTTGCCTCTGCAATAATGCGTGAACGCTCAAGTTCTTCAACTTTTTCTTTGAGTTCACGATTAGATGCTTCAGATGCTTCAAGAGATTCTTTAATAGAAGTTACTTCGTCTGAAAGTTCGTCAACTAAGTCAACTTTTCCTTCAGGTACTTCAATATAATGTTCTGTGAACACACCTTGAAGTGCTTTCATAAAGTTTTCTGTAATCTCTGTACGCAACTTATTGTCAACATACTCTTGGTTATCTTCAATCCAAGACTCAACTACATAAGACATATAATCATCAATCTTAGAAACAAGTGACTCACGAACGTAAGTTACTTCTTCTTGTAGATCGCTCAAATATTGTGCTTCTAGTTGTTCTTTAATTTCGATAACGCGATTTGCGACTGCGCCTTCGAATAAGATAGCGGCTTTTGACTTGAAGTCTTCAGTTAGTTCTTGATCAGCATCAGCTAAAACTTTAAGGTCATCAGCAAATAAATCTGCTTCTGTTTCTTCCTTAACGCTTTCACAGTGTGATGCCATGATAGACTTGTAAGAAGCCATTAGATCGTCCTTTTTCATAGCCTTAAGTTGACCATACATTGCATTAATGATGTCAGCTTTAGTCTTTGGAATCTCTTGGTCTTCTTCATGTTCACCTTCGACTACAGGGTTAACAGCTTTATAAGCTGAAACCAATTCAGATTTACGCATTCCTTTAAGAGCACCAAATGAAGCTGCTAAATAACCAGCTTTAGTTGTTACTTCAGGAAGTTGTTCTTCTTCGTCCTCATCAGAATCATCGTCAGAATCTTCAGAATCGTCATCTTCATGTTCACCTTCTTCGACTTCGTCTTCGTCGTCGTCTTCGTGTGCACCTTCTTTGACATCTTCTTCATCTTCTTCCTCATCTTCATGAGCGCCTTCTTTTACCTCTTCTTCTTCGTCGTCGTCATCTTCTTCAGAAGAATCTTCTTCCTCATCGGAATCTTCTTCTTCGTTTTTCTTCTTAGCTTCTCCAAGAAGAATGTCTAAGACTGTATCGTCCAAAGGTTGTTGTTCTTCAGCAACTTCAATCTCCTCAGAAACTTCTTCAGTAGTTTCTTCAACTACTTGTTCTGTCTCTTCAGCTTCAAGCTCCTGATTCTCAACAAGATCTTTTTCCTCAACGTCTTCGATAATTTGGTTTTCGTCTGACATAATAGTTATCTTCTTTATTGTGAATTAGAGTTTGGAGAGGAAATCGCTAAAGATTCTTTCTTGAGCTTCGCTAATGCGGCCCATTGGAACCTTTCTAATTTCAGTCTCATATTCTTCAATTTGTTGAGGTTTTAGAATACCGTTTTCCCATATCCATTCGACACCTTCCATTATACCTTCAACGAAGGCAGAAGGAGCTGACGGATCTTGGACAATATCAACTGTAGAAAGAACGAAATCGTCTTTTACAATTGACTGGCCTCCTTTATTCTCAACTGTTCCCATACCACGACTCGAGACACCTAACTTGCACCCACCATCAACGAGACCTTTCACGATTTGACCCATCGGTGTGTCAAGAATAAGTGCCTTTCCAACAACATCATTACCTTGCCACTTGAGCTCTGTAATTCTGTGTGAAACTTTATCTAAGTTAATCTGTGGACCTTCAGGGTGATTCAATTCACCAACTGCCCGACCAGTACTAACTTGCTCCTTAACGTACTTGCTGCATGCGCCTTCAAGTACTGCTTTTGGATAAATTCTTTTATTGCGGTTTATTTTTTCCGCTTGCATGAAGACACCTTCGATATATGTTTCTTTTTTACCGTTTTTATCTTCGGTAATATAATCGAGTGCTTCTAAATGTTCTGTTATTAATTTCATTCTGATTCTTTCGTGTTATAAATTTTTGCAGTAAGACCTACCTTACGTACTTCTAATGCATCATTTAATTTTTCACGAATAGCTTCGCCAAATTCTTTGGCTGCACCAACATTGTTATTGGTTACTAGATTATTGAATATTTTTTGTGCTTTCTCACTCATGAT